CACGTAATGGATCTAAGGTGGGTTCGGTATCTGACGCATTTTCTAACATAGAATAATAAACGTCAGGCATTTCTTCGTCTGATAAAAGCAATTCGGTTATGCGGTCAAGATCAGCCATCATCGAAGTATAAGCTAACTAACGACAAAATGTAAAATGTTATGTTTTAAGGATAAGTAAAGTAGTTAGGGTGAAAGGTGGGATCCTTGGTTCGCGGTAGCTTTTTTCTTAGCCCGTCGCTGCCTAGCTTTGAAATTTAGACTATCTTTCGTATTCCGTATTTCATCTTCCATGTCTTGCCAAAAGGCATCCCTGAACAACTGTTCGTGGTCCGCGGATAGTTTGGTATGAATAATTAAATCTTTATCTTTAGGAATCCAATCTTCCCAAAACTGTTTACGTTGATCTGACCATTGCCATTTGATCTCGCCTAGTTCAGGTCTAGCGTGTATGTAATACCCGAAGATTAGCGGTTCTTTGAACTTTGGTACTGTTTTTGGCATCTTTTTTCCCGAATATTTTTTCCCAGTTATCTTGGTATTGATTACCTTTTTCTGGTCTACGTTTACTCCCCTTGCTCATCGTATTCCCTATAATACTCTACAATCGCTAAAATGTTCTTTGTGTAGCGTGTGATCTCTGCCATATTCATCGAAAGGTTTTCGTATTGTTGTGTAGTTAACGCATAGTACGCAACCGCAGGAGCTTTACCATCTTTAACGAGTTGTAGGTATTCTTCCATGATCTCTGGAGTTAACACTTCAAATGTTACCTCGGTCGCTTGGATTTCCATAGGTAACGGTGGGTGGTACATAGGAGCAGGTAATGCGATCGTATTAACGTCTACAGGTTTTACAGTAGGAAAGAGCGAACAACCACTGACCGCGATTAATGCACCGAGACTAATTAGTAGCTTCATCTTTTACAGTGGTTAATGTTACAAGGTTATCTATAACTCGTTTAGTGCCACGGTTAACCATTCCTTCTACCAGTTTAGGTTTATTTAGTGCAAGGTTATCCAGATCGTGCTTAGCAAATGTATTTCTTAATTTATTTACTTCACGAAGTGCGTTTTGTTTTTCGGCTTCTAACGTACCAAGACTCGCGGACAACTGTTCTTGTTTAGCTAGGTATTGTTTAATGGATTCGTTTTGTTCGGATATTTTTGATTCCAGGATTATCTGATTACCTTTGAGCGTGGATATTTGGTCTAATAAGAACCACGAACCCGCCAACGATGCCGCCAATAGGACTCCGAGAATCAAGCTAAGTTTAAATCCCATTACGCATCTTTTGTTACTACGTTTTGAAACAGATCAAATAAGTCTCTAGGATATGTTCCTCTATGTTGGTTTTCATATTGTAAAATAGAAGGCATTATTTCTTGTGCAAACGGAGATAATGTTTCAGAACTAATAATATCGTTGAATTCTGGTTTTTTAACATTTTCTATAAAAAGAGAAATAAAATCTTTATATTCTTTATTAATGAGTTCTGGATTAAAATCTGTTTCTACATCAGGGTCGTAACCTTCTGAAAAGAAACTATAAGGACTTTTTTGATAATCTTTTTCAAATATATAACTCGGAGTAAATCTTTGTTTGTCTTGTTGTCTAAGTTGTTCCATAAACAAAGGTTTTTGATCATCATCTAATTCGGATAATATCTCGTTTATTCGATCAATACGAGGAGAATTTTTTACTTCATCTTGTATTATTAAAGGACCCGCAAATGGACCTTCAGGTTTTTGAATATTAAATTTTCTAGCATCGGTTACTATGTCAAAGATTCCTGCCATCCCAAAAGTATATTCGAAAAAATTTTTTTCGCAAAATTTTTATCACAGGGACTTATTTGTAAACTACTTGCAATCGAGAGGCTGAACCTAAGGGCGGGCGGGTGGGACCCGCGGCTAGTTTTAAAAGGGGGGTATAGGGGTTACTGTGGGACGTTCTAAGGGCAGGTAAGGTAGGTCGTATACCTATGGGCTAGGGTTAAGGTTAGGCTATGTGTAGGTGTAGTGTATGTGTGTTGTGTAAGGGGTAAGTTATTTTATCGTAGGCATAAAAAAGGGCTACGAATGTAGCCCTTAGAAATGAGTAGCTAAGTATTAACTATTAAATGCTAACGCTTGGTTAATGACATCTTCAGTTAACTTAGTTGACTTAACTAATGTAGCCTTACCACCACTAACATTCCAATAATGACCAAAGACTTCAAAACCATCTTGGTCATAGCCATGCCTTTTGTTATCTTCCCAATCAGCATAGAACTCATCATAAGTACAAGAGCCTTTATTCTCAGTACATAGTCTAGCTATAGTTTCAAGACACAATCTGACTTGTGGTGAACCAGTAGCACTATGTACTCTTTTAAAAGCGTCTTTATCAATTACGCTAATAGTACTTATACCACTACCTCTAGGTTTAGATGTCTTAGCTAACGTAGTTAACTCATCTTTAGAAAAGAGAACACTTTGTGCTATTTCTCTTTTTCTAGTTGCTATATTAGACTTTGCTTGTGCTATGTCTAACGCGTCTTTCTTTTGTTGTTTATCCATTGGATATCCTCATCTCATACTAGGTTAGTTAGTTAGATAGGTTAGAGAATTGCCTATCTATCTACTAATATACGCTCATTAGGATAAATTGCAATACCTATATATAAATAAACCATATTAATTACTAGCCTATTAACTAGCCTATTAACTAGGTAATAACCTAACTAGGACGGACGGACGGACGGAGCCCAACGAACGACGGACGGAGGGAAAAGAAAGACGGATAGAGTAGAGTGATAGAGTAGAGTAGAGGGGAAGGGATTGGGATAGAGTGGCGACGGACGGACGGACCGACGGATAGAGTAGAGTAGAGCGATAGAGTAGAGCGGACACAAAAAAGGGGACCGAAGTCCCCTCGTTCGTTAACCGTGGTTAGCTGATAGTAATCAGTTTCTCCTCGATCAGTCTCGCTCTGTAATGAGTCCAGACTTCGTTCGTTGTTTGAACTGTTTGTAGTCCAGCTTTCAACAACGCACTCTCGGTCGATCCATCAGTCCCGATCATCTCACCGACGGTCAAGGTGTTATCTTTCGCGGCAAGTAATGCCTCGATGATTTTCCCTGCTTGCGGTGGGAATTTTCCTTTCGGTGTAGCAATCAAAGTGATCACTGCATCGTAGTTAACAGACCCTCTTTGGGCTCCAGCTTTATAGTTTTTATCTATCATTCTATTTCTCCTTTCTAGTTATGGGGTAATTACCCCGTTAAGTCCAATAAGTATAGCGGTGATTGGTACCAAAGTAAAGCACTAAAAGATAAGGGAGAAATCCCTCAATCGGTCTATCCGTCCGTGGCTATCTCTCCTTCAACAACTTTTGCATCCAAAGTTCTTTTCTTAATAAGGTTTTCGAGTCGATCGAGTATATCGTCCTTGGACATCAGATCGATTTTCGCGGTTAGTATCTCGCGTCTATCAATGTAGAGTCCACCTGCCTTCCCTCGATGAACCTCGGCTGTGATGGCTGCGGATATTTGACCTTGGTCCTTCGCCTCCTCCCTGAGATCATGTAGAGTAGATAGGTGTGTCTCCAGGGAAACTGCGTCTCTCTCCGAAGCTGCGATTTCCAAGTCGATCAGGTAGTTCTTTACAACGGGGTTATGATTTAGTAATACACTTCCCTGTGTCTTGGCACCCTTGCGATCCTTTGTATACCCTGCTTTTATCGCGGCTTCAGTGGCTGTTTGTCCTTTGAAATACTCCTTACAAAATTTCTTTTGTTTAGAGTTGAGTGGCTGCCAAATCTTACCACTATCGTCAACAAATCCTTTACCGTCTTCTGTTGGCATTAATGACGTGTACGTCAGCTGTTTCATTCTACCTCCGAGCTTCGCATAAAGTTATTACTATCATATTAGTTTTATTATCAAATAAATAGTTTTCTCGTGCCCTCTAGGTAATCTTACCATAGTTTCTAATAGAGTAATAGAATTCTATTAGTTTTGTAGATTCAAAGAATAGAGTAACCAAGAGACTTGTAGAACGAATCTATTAGTATATTAGCGATATTAGTAGATTTGAAAAACTTTTTTGAAAAACTTTTTTAATTTTGAGAATAACAATACACATAGATTAATAGACTATAACAGGCGTAAAAAACCCCCGCATAAGCGAGGGCTAGATAATTTAGTAGAACTTATAGAGAAGCTTCGTAGAGTAGATCATCGATCATATCATCAAGATAAGTTAAACCTAAACGTTGAGTGATATGAGAGAGCCCAGCACCAAGACTAGTAGTTATTTGATCGCAATCATTAGAAAGCTCGAAACCACTACCTTGAAGATAATAACTATGATCCATACGAAAGTAGACCGTTTTATCAGCGGACTCTTTCCAAGCACGAATAAACTCCATATCACCCTGTTCACCACGATCACATAGAACATCAACGACGCCACTACTTAACGAAGCACGAACCTCGGGAGTTATTTCTAACAGTAGAGCCGCTCCAGTTTCTTCACCGAACTGAGCATAGATAGCATTAATAGGACCGTCGAAATGTTCGGGGCTATATTTTGCCTCTGGGTACTCCCAATTTGCTACTCCTTCACTCTTAGGTCCGTCGGCTATATAATCAATCACTCCGCCATCCTCATATAAATCCTCTGGACTAAATGCAAAGTACTCTAATCGAATAAATTCGTTATGCACTCGTTTAATCTCCTGGATCACTGGCTGAGCCTTATCTACAAAGGCTTTCATTGTATCTTTAGTTTTATCCATGATTCTTTTCTCCATATGGATCAGTAATTCCGAACACACTCCAAGCCTCTGCTGGAATCTTATCTTTATACTTCTTCCTCTTATGTATCCTACACTCTTCTTGGTGTTCGGGTGTTATCATATTAAATACAAAACTTGGTATGTTATGTATCTGCTCGACAAATCTAAACGACTCGCCAACCTTTACCCTCTTATAAACCCGTTTTGACTCGGGATTAGTGTACCAGTTGGACTCTCGTCCGTCACTGAAGAATCCCTCAGGGTAAGGTATTCTTACAAATGTTGTTTCTACATT